AATTTCTAAATCTACTAATAAAGAATATAATGGAATTAATGTTTTATTACTTCAAATATATGCAGGCCAAAATAAATATAATTCTAATGAATGGGCTACATACGATCAATGGTTCAAATTGGGAGGAGGTATTAAAGAATTAGTAAATGGCAAATATAAAATAACTAAGCCTTCAAAATATTCTTTAAAAGGGCAAAAAGGCCAATGGATTACCTTTTATAAGAAAATAGAAGTTCAGCCGACTCCGGAGGAGCTTAAATTAATAGAAGAGGGATATGAAACGGACTCTAAACATAGAGCGATCTTAAAATCGTTTTATGTTTATAATGCTGACCAAGTTGAAGGCTATGAAGCTCCGGCAATGCCAGAGTCTAATACTAAGCCGGATACGTTGGCCGATAAACTAGCCGCAGACGTTAGAGCTAAGGTTTTTCAATCGGATTTAGATAGATGTTTCTATTCTCTTAAAGACGACTCAATAACAATGACCAAGCCTCAGTATTTTGATACTAAAGAAAATTATGCCTGTACTTTATTACATGAGTTGACTCATTGGACTCGCAATAAGTCAGAGTCTACTAAAAGAAACTTCGGCAAGGCTAGATTCGGAAATGGTGCTTATGCAATGGAAGAGCTAGTGGCTGAATTAGGTTCGGCCATGTTAGCCGGTCAGCTAGGTATATCTAATAAGCCAAGAGAAGACCATGCAAAGTATTTAAATGGCTGGATTAAAGCCATTAAACAAGATTCTAATATAATATTTAAAATGGCTAGTTTCGCAGATAAAGCCACTAAATATTTATTAGATAAACAGGAGTCAGCTACTAAGGCTAAACAATTAGATTTAGTAGCTTAATTAATCCATTTTTAACTTTAAACAAAGAGAGGAATCAAAATGTTAAAATCAATAACCACCGAAGGCAAAGAATACGAACATTTAATAAAAGTAGAATTTGAAAAACAACAAGCCGAACTAAAATATAAGAACAGGCTTAAAAGGCTTCAAAATAAAAAGCCTATTTATTGGCCTTATATGATTGGTTCTATATGGTTTGGAATAACCGGCTTATGTTTAGGCCTTACTATACTAATGAATTTTGATTTAATTGAAATAGTCGACAATCCAATAAGAGCAAGTTTATTAATTGTTAGCATGGTCTTTATAAGCTTGGCCTTTTTACTTCAATTAGTTGAAATCGATTCTAAGCCATCAAAAAGCCGTTTTAAGAGCTATAGGAAAATCAGCTAGTAATTATAGACCAAAAAGCACTTAGAGCGATTCTAGGTGCTTTTTAGCCTGTAATTATGCAGGGAATAGGAAAGTTTATTTATTGATAATAGGATTTAGTTCAGAAATCTAAATAAGCTTTCCTTATAACAAAGGGAGTTAAAATAATGACTATATTAGAAGACGCTTTAAGAGTGAGGGAGCTATATCGGCAAATTTGTGAAGTTGATAAAGAAGACCGGATTCACGATGGAACTGAGGAAGGTATTAAAAAACATTACACTAAGGAAATACTAATATACGAAGCTAAATATATATTAGATTTTACTGAGGAGAATCTAGAACATTGGGCAGATGATCACCTTATGAGGCCAATATTAGAGCTAGATAAAAAACAACTAACTAAATTTATTAAAAAATGGGAGTTTAAATAATGCTTAGAAGTGAAGAGATAAAAATAAAAAGAACATTAAAAGAAAAGATTAAATACTACGAGGAAGCCAACAATTTAAATAATAAAATTATAGATGGTTTATTAGAATGTAATAAATTAGACCATCATAAAAATTTAAATAAAAACCAGATTTTAGGAATTTTGATTTCTAAATATTTAGAATGGGAAGGCGATTCTATAATGGAAGTAGCCTCTTCAGCTTTTGAAGATTCAAATTACCATGATTTCAATAGTAAAATTTTAAACCTATGGCAAAAACAATAAAAGGAGCTAAAAAAATGCAGCTAGTAGAAAATGAAGTTAAAAAGTTATTCACAATTAACTTACAAAATGATGGAGTCGGCTTGCTAAGGCTGACTCCTACAATGCTTAATAAATCAATTATAGACGCTAACAAATCTATTCAAAAATTTGCTTTATTGTTTGGAGTTGATTTTGAGGCCTTAAAATGTGGAGAAAAACGAGTCATGGAGGCCGAGTTTGTCGAAGGTGATCCATGCAAGGTTACATTTTACAAGGCTAAAACCAGAGGCGATAGGCGAGTAAGCATAACTAAATTAAAAGCTAATGCAGAAGCCGGAGATTTAATAGCTTTAGGATATAGAGGAAATAAAGCTGTTATTTTTGTTTATAATGTAACTCAGCAACAAGTAAGGGAGGCTTAATCATGACGGATAGTGATAAAAATACTTGGGTATATTTATATGGAGATGAGTGTCCGGAAATATGGGAACACTTCGGATTTAATAATCCAGATAAAAACGATAGATTAAAATTAAAGTTTGTTGAATATCAATCAGAGGAGAATGTATCATGACGGATTATTTATTTGAGACTAACAACGACAAGAAAGGTTTAGATAATATAGAGACAACTAAAAGATTTTTAAAGACGCTCTATGGAAATCAAACAGTTAATTTTTATATTGTCCATGATTGCCAAGAAGATAAGCTTAGATTTTTTGCTCTTCATGACGGCAATACGATCACCTACTCAATCATAAAGATGCGAACTGATGAATACAATAGAGTTCACAATAAAGAGTCTAACACCTGGATTGAGAAATTCTTAAAAGTTAATACACCTGTTTAATCCACTATTGAGTCAAAACTAATAGTAATTTATTTACATATTGGTTTTGATTCTATATGTTTATTTTAGGAGGATATAAAATGTTTACAGCATACAAAAAAGAACAGCAAGAAACTATGGCAGAGAATATGCTAGGCAGTTTAAGAATGTTAATGAATATTACTAGAGAACCTGTGGGATCACCGGAAGAGTATTGGAATAGAAGTATGGAGCATAGAATTATATGCTTATTAATACTCTTGGCGACATTTAAAAAATTACATAAAATAGATCCAGATGTGTATAGCAAAACCTCAAGTTTTATACAGTTAAAGCATATTTATAAAGCTTGTGATACTCATTATTCTATAGTTGATAGATATATTAGCGAAGGAATTAAATTAGATTACATTCAAACTAATGAGAAAGGTTTATGTGCAAGTAAAAAAACACTTGATTATGGCATGCAAATTAATGCTATCCGGAATAAAATATATGAGGAGACTTATTCATGAGGGCATTGGATTTTAAGCAGATGATGAGTATAGACTCTGATAAAATTGAAGAATATGAATCCGATGCTATATTAAAAACTTATTTAAGAAAGAAAGCACAATCATCTTATTATATAAACAATTTATCTAATGATAACCCTACTTTTTTTTGGACTTCTTCGCCAGATCATAGGTTTATATTTTTTGTAGCTTTGGCAAGTAGGTTTAATGTTGCTCCTAAAAGGCTGCAAATTCATAAAGACGGATTTGTTATTTTTAGTAAGATAGAAAAACATTTAAGGTGCCATTCAGATACAGCTAAAATTATTATAGAAGAAGCTATTCACAGAAAGGAGTTATTACTTATTAAGCCTAGTAAAAAAGATAAAATTAGGTCAATTTGTTTTACGGCCTCTGACAAAATGATTAGAAATTTAGAAAAGATTTTACCATATGTCAGAATTACTTAAAGATAAGGGAACTTGGAATTTTTCCAAGAACATTTCCAAGAACATTTCCCTTTTACAAATTAATACAGCTTGTACTAAAGTTAATTTTTATACGAATCATGTGGAGGAGACAATGTATATTAATTTAGTTTTATTCAAGCTGTATATATCAAGAGAGTCTGGAAGTTTTTTCTTTGATATTTGGAAGGAAGACTTTGAGACATTTATACGGCTTGGAAGATTACAGGCCATAATATCGCCATCATACAGGGAGCACAAACTATGGCAGGACTACTTAGCGAAGAACAAATCGAAACAGCAAAATTGACACATAAATTAGTTAATCAGTTTCGAGTTATTGATTCGGATATGGCATCACAAACTATAGGAGTTTTTCTTGTGGTAGCTATGAAAGGAGGAGAAGGAATATCAATGCAAGAAGTTAAAGAATCTTTAGGCATTGCTCAATCGAGTGTATCTAGGAACATAAACTTACTATGTAAAACAAGTAGGCATATGCGAGAAGGACACAATTTATTAATTACTTACGAAGATCCTATGAATAGAAGACAAAAGTTATGTAAGTTATCACCTAAAGGAATATTATTTTTGGAGGGATTAGTTAATGCTATGTAGTGTACGTCTCATTAAGACCGATCTGGTGCCCTCAGCAGGACTTGAACCTGCACGAACATTAAGTTCCAGAGATTTTAAGTCTCTTATGTCTACCAATTCCATCATGAGGGCAAACCAGAAAGGATTTTATAAGGGAAGAAAATGAAAAATGCAAAAGAAAAAATAAGTGTAACAGTAAATGGAGTTAGATATAGAAAGACCTGGAGTGCTTTAGGTATTACTTCGCAAGTTGAAGCTGATGAAGCAGTAAAAAGAATTAAAGCTTCTTTGTTAAGAGGAGATAAAATTACTGATCTTATTATAAGTGATATTATATCGGAAGACATTAACCTAAAAGAATTATACAGGCGAACAGCTAATGCTTATTGGAGTAGCACGAAGCATGGAGAAGACATGGTAAAAATGTCTGAGTTAATCATGTCGATTATAGGCCACAATACTTTAGTAAAAAATATAGATTTAAATGTAATAGATAACCTCATAGCAAGTTGTAAAGATCAAGGTAATTCTGATGCAACTATAAATAGAAAACTATCTAACATATCTAAGGCTTTAACTTATGCTTACAAAAGACAGTTAATAGATAAAAAACCTCAAGTTGAATGGAGGAAAGAAAACAAAGGGCGAATAAGATTTTTTACTCATGAGGAGGAATTAAAAATTACAAGCCTGTTAAGGTTACAATCTCAAGATGAAATGGCGGACTTTGTTACTTTCTTAATTGATACAGGTTTAAGAAGAGGAGAAGCTTTAAGATTAATACCAGAAGATTTTATAGATAATAAAATAATTGTATGGGAGAAACGACATACAAAGAATAGAAAATCCAGAGCTGTACCTTTAACTAGAAGAGCTCAGAAAATCTTAAAAGATAGAGAACATAGAACAGGTAAATTATTTAAATTAACTAGGACACAAATTAGAGATAAATGGAATCGTGTGAGAGGCCATCTTAATTATCATGACGATCCACATTTTGTCCTACATACTTTAAGACACACTTGTGCTAGTCGGCTTGTGCAGAATGGTATTACTATACAAGTTGTTAAAGAATGGTTAGGCCATTCAAGTTTAAGTGTGACTTTAAGATATGCTCACCTATCCAAAGATAGTTTAGGTGATGCTGTTGCTGCTTTAGAACCAAAAGAGGAAGTTCGAATAGTAGCATAATAAGATTGACTTAGAGGTAAATTTCGTTGCCTTATTTTGACTCTGTGTCCTCCCTAGCTCCCAGCTTTCTGTGACACACCGGTCTTAAAATCAAGTAACGACATAATCCACTAAGAGATAGGTTGCCGAAACTATTATCCTCCCTAGAGTAAGGCACATATCCACCTCTAAGTCATTTATAAATTGGCATGACAACGGAGTGGCTTATGAGTACAATCAATCAGCAGATTATTCTTGAATATGAAATGAGATACAGAGGTATCAGCAGGTTTAATTCAAGAAAAGATAAAAGAATACAAGCAAATACAGAATCTGCTACGTCTCATGGTAAGTTTATTCTAGCTGTAAGTTTAGAACCTGTAATAAAAAAGATTAAAGAACATATTAAAAGAACATTAGAAGGCAGACCTTCACCTGCTACTAGACCTATATCGGCTATCATGTTGAATAACTTAGAGCCTGATATTGTTGCAGGCATTTCATTAAAGGTTGTTATAAATAGTTTAACTTTAAATAAAAAAACTACTGAGACAGCGATAACAATAGGATCAACAATAGAAGATGAATTAAGATGTAGAACTTTTGAAGAAGAAAATAAGCCTTTATATAAAGCTGTATTAAAAGATATAGAAAGTCGTTCAAGTAATTATAGATACAAAAGAAGAAAGCTATTTGAGTCTGCGAAAAGAGATGGAGTTGTCTGGAAAAAATGGAGCAAAGAACATAGGCTTCATGTCGGTATATTTCTATTAGGTCTTATTATAGAAGAGACAGGTATAGTAGAAAAAAGAACATTAGTAAAAAAGAATAAGAAGCAAGACCATTTAGTTCCAACTAAAAAAACTTTAGAGTTTATTAAGGATAGGAACACTAACCTGGAAGTATTAACTCCGGACTATTATCCTTGTGTTATAACACCTAGACATTGGACCACAGTATATGGAGGAGGATACCATACTGAACACATAGCTCCATATCCTTTAATTAAAACTAGAAACAAAAAGTATTTAGAAGAGATTAAAAATAGACCTATGGAAATGGTGTATGGCTCTATCAATGCTATGCAAGAAACACCATACAAAGTTAATAAAAAAATTTTAGAAGTTTTAGAGCAATGTTGGGATGTAGGATCAACTCTTGGTGGGTTAGCTAGTAGCAGAGATTTAGAGTTACCTCCTAAACCACCAGAAAATATTTTAAGAACTAACAAGCAGGTGCTGTCAGAGTATAAACAAAAAGCAGTTATTATACATACTGAAAATAATAGAATGACTAGCAAAAGATTATTACTAAGAAAAACTATTAATGTTGCTAGGCATTTTATAGATGATCCGGAAATATATTTTCCTATGCAATTAGATTTTAGAGGTCGAGCTTATGCTGTTCCTAACTTTTTAAACTTTCAAAACTTTGATCCTGCTAAAGCTCTTTTATTATTTGCTAAAGGTCTACCCTTAGGAGAGCAAGGAGCGTGTTGGTTAGCCATTCATGGTGCTAATACATATGGAGAAGATAAAATCTCTATGCAAGAAAGGATTGAATGGACACAGAAACATGAGGAGGAAATAGTTGCTAGTGCTGAAGACCCTTTTGAAAATAAATTTTGGTCACAAGCTGACAAGCCTTTTCAATTTTTAGCGTTTTGTTTTGAGTGGAAAAATTTTTTAGAGATTGGCTATGACTATGAATGTCCTATAGCGGTAGCAGTAGACGGAACTTGTAATGGCCTGCAACATTTTTCAGCTATGTTACGCTCAACAGTTACAGGTAAGGAAGTTAATCTTGTGCCTATGGATAAGCCACAGGATATATACCAGAAGGTAGCTGATAATGTTACTGAGAAATTAAAAAATGATGAACACATTTATGCTTCTTTATGGTTAGATTTTAAAGTTAAAAGGTCAACAACTAAAGCTCCCTGCATGGTTGTTCCATACGGAGGAAGACGTTATGGCTTTACAGATTTTATACTTGAAGATATTAGAAAGAGAACAGATAAAGGTGAGTCTCATTTATTTCCAGACGAATTAAAAGCTGCTTCATTTTTAGCCGGTGTAGTTTTAAGTAGTATTGAAGAGGTAGTTCATGCTGCTACTGATGCTATGGCATGGCTACAAAAAGCAGCTCGTATTGTTAGTAAAGAAAACCTGCCTTTAATATGGTACACACCTACAAATTTTCCTGTGGTGCAAGCTTATTCTGAAGTTAAATCACAACAAGTAACTACTAGATTAATGGGAAAAATATATAAACCTAGATTAGGTAAAGACACAGGTAATTATGATAAGACACAACAAGTAAATGGGATAGCTGCAAACTTTGTCCACAGTTTAGATGCTTCACATTTAGCAGGTACTATTGATACAGCTATGGACTCTGGAATTAAATATTTTTCTATGGTCCATGATAGTTATGCTACCCATGCTTGTAATGCAGAATTGTTAGGACAATGTTTAAGAGCATCTTTTGTAAGTATGTATAAAGAGAACGATGTTCTTCAAGATTTTTATGAACAGATTGTAAAATTATTACCACCAAAGAAAAGAAATAGTTTACCACCACCTCCTAAAAAAGGTGACTTAGATATTGACGAGGTTTTAAAATGTGATTTTTTCTTTTCATAGGTAATGACCTATCCACTTACGGATAGTATGAACCTCGTTAAGACCGATAAACGATAACTATAAAGGAGCAAAAAATGAATACAATGGTCAAGTACACTACTCCAAAAGGGGTAGCAAAATATCCTTATTTAGATAAGCCAGATACAAAGTTTAATCCGCAAGGTGATTACAAAGTAAATCTGCTTTTAGCTAAAGAGGAAAGTAAAAAGCTTATGTCTCTTGTAGATAAAGAGATAGACAAAAAGTTTTTAGAAGTAAGTAAAGAAGTAAAAGGTAAGCGAGTTAAGAAAGCTGATCCTCCTTATTTTATGGAGCTTGATGATGATGGTAATGAAACCGGCAATGTTATTTTTAAGCTTAAACAAAAAGCCGAGATAACTTCTAAGACAGGTCAGACTATAGAGATAAAAGTTAGGCTGTTTGATGCTCATGGTAAACCAATGATGAACACTAATGTTTGGGGAGGATCAAAGATAAAAGCTTCTGGAACTTTAATGCCTTATTACAGCCCTACTCTTGGTGTGGGTGTAAGCATGAAACTTGCAGCCTGTCAGGTTATTGAGCTTGTTACAAAAGAGAGCAATGCTGAGTCATTTGGATTTGAAAAAGAGGAAGGTTACACAACTGATGAGAAACCTGAGGACTTCTTACCAGAGGAAGAAGGTCACATCGAAGAAACTGAAAGTGACTTCTAAATATAGAAGCGGACTAGAAGAACGTATTGCTTCTTTCCTAAAAGTTTGTAAGGAAAAGTTTTCTTATGAACCTAAAGGATTGTGGGTACGTTATATTAAACCTCATGCAAAATATAAACCAGATTTTATATTAAGCAATGGGATTATCATTGAGGCTAAGGGTTTGTTTAGAGCTTCAGATAGAAACAAGCATCTATTAATTTCTAAGCAACATCCTAACCTTGATGTTCGTTTTGTTTTTAGTAACTCAAAAAATAAATTAAGTAAAAAATCTAAGACTACTTATGGGATGTGGTGTGCTCGTCATGGGTTTTTATATTCCGATCAAACCATCCCTAAGTCTTGGCTATATGAAAGACCAAGTAAGAAAAAACTACAAGCAATAAAGGATTGTTATGAACAATAGAAAAGAAACTAAATATATAGTGATACATTGCTCGGCAACTAAACCTACTATGGATATTGGTGCTTATGAAATTGACCGGTGGCATAGAGAACGAGGTTGGTTAGAGATTGGTTATCATTTTGTATTAAAAAGAAATGGTATCATAGAATTAGGAAGACCTATGGAAGCTGTAGGTGCTCATGCTAAAGGATACAATGATGAGTCTATAAGCCTTTGCTTGATTGGTGGTTTGAACCAAAAAAATAAACCGGAAAAAAATTTTACGGATGAGCAATGGAAGGCTTTAGATAATTCACTAGAATTTTTAAAGAAGATATATCCTGTAGCACAGATCATAGGACATAATGAAATATCTAATAAAGCTTGTCCTTGTTTCGATGTTCGTAATTGGCTTTCTGAAAAGGAGTCAAATTATTGGTAAGGAATAAGAACGATTACTACCCTACTCCTCATAGTTTTATTGATGCTATGATTTCTCACATACCTTTTAGTAAAGATAATCCTGTGTGGGAGCCCTGTGCTGGTGACTATAGATTAGTAAGAAAATTAAGAAAGAATAAATTTATAGTTAAGGCAACAGATATAGTTAATGGTGAACATCAAAACTACTTTAATTATAAAAAACCATTAGCTGAAACAGTAATAACTAATCCTCCATTTAAATATATAAGACAATTTATAGACCATTCTTTTTATATAGGAGTGCAAGAGATGATCTTGTTTTGTAATGAAAGATTGTTTGCTTGTTACAAAGGTTTCGAACAATGGTCCAGATACAGGCCTTCACATTTTATAAATTTATCTTGGAGAGAAGACTACTTAGGTAAAGGAGGAAGCCCAGATAGAAGCATAGCTATAGCTATATGGGACAAGCCTCATTCAAATAAAACTGAATATCAAATATGGAGCAATAAATGATAGATAAAAATAATACAATTAAAAATATAAAAGAATGGAAAAACGAAGGAAGCAGTTTCTTTACTCGAACTACTTATTATGTGAACTCTCACATTTTATTAATGCTAAGGAGGATATGGTGAACTGTTGGCATTGTGGAACTGAAGTTATTTGGGGAGGCGATCATGATTTGGAGGAGGAGGAGGAAGACTATTGTATGTCAACAAATTTATCGTGCCCTAAGTGCAACTCTTTTTACATAGTTTATTTACCTAAAGATAAGGAAAAAAATAATGACTCAAGCAGAAGCAATAACAAAACATCTAAATGAATATGGAAGTATAACTGCTGTAGAAGCATGGGATTCTTATAACATACGAAGGTTAGCTAGTAGAATTTCTGAGCTTAAAAAGAATGGTCTTAATATTAGTAAAGAAAATCGTAAGCACAAAATTACAGGTCAGAAGTATGTTAGATACAGTCTCAAAAGAAAGTAATTTTATAAGACATGAGCCCTGCCCTGCGTGTGGTTCTAAAGATAACTTAGCTGTCTACGATGACCATAAATTTTGTTTTGGGTGTGGACATTATGAGTCAACTAAAGAAAGTAATGTAGTGAATATTGATAAAGGGAAAAAGAATAATTTAATTAGAGGAGAGGCAAAGGCCTTATCTAAAAGAAAAATTAATGAAGAGACTTGTAACAAATACTCATATCAAGTTGGTGATTTTAATGGTCAGCCTGTTCAGATTGCAAACTATTTAAAGTCAGGAAAAATAGTAGGACAAAAACTTAGGTTTGCTAATAAAGATTTTGTTTGGCTAGGAGATACTAACGTAGGTTTATATGGTGAGTGGTTGTGGAGAGACTCAGGTAAATTAGTAACTGTAGTAGAAGGAGAATTAGATTGTTTAAGCCTAAGCCAAGTTCAAAATAATAAATATCCTGTAGTGTCTGTAAGGACAGGAGCTGCCGGAGCTAAAAGAGATGTTAAAAAATCTTTAGAATGGTTAGAGAAATTTGAAACTGTTGTCTTTATGTTTGACCAAGATGAAGTAGGACAGAAAGCAGCTAATGAATGTGCACAGTTATTTACTCCTGGTAAAGCTAAGATAGCTAACCTCCCTTTAAAAGATGCTAATGAAATGTTAAAGGCAGGAAGAGTAAAAGAATTATTAGATGCCATGTGGGGTGCTAAAGATTATAGACCTGATGGTATATTAAATGGTTCTGATTTATGGGAAGCAGTTAGCACAGAAGAAACTATATATTCAGTTCAATATCCTTTTGAAGGTCTTAATACTAAGACACATGGTTTAAGAAAAAATGAAATGGTATGTGTAACAGCAGGATCAGGCATAGGTAAGTCTGCTTTTGTAAGAGAGATAGGATACGACCTTATTAAAAAAGGTGAGAAGGTTGGTTTTATAATGCTTGAAGAAACAACTAAGAGAACAGCTCTTGGTTTAATGGGTATAGAACTTAACAAGCCATTACATTTAGGCATAGAAAATATTAGTAAGACAGATTTAAAAAATGCTTTTGATAATACAGTAGGTAATGGTCAAGTATATTTATATGACCATTTTGGTAGTAGCAATATATCAAACATCTTATCTAAAATTAGATACTTAGCTAAAGGGTGTGAATGTAATTATGTAATACTAGATCATTTATCAATTATAGTTAGTGGGATGTCAGATGGAGATGAGCGAAGATTAATTGATAACCTATTAACACAACTAAGAGTATTAGTATCTGAGACCGGTATAGGACTTATAATTATATCTCACCTTAAAAGACCGGAAGGTAATAAAGGACATGAAGAGGGAGCTAGAACTAGCCTGTCACAATTAAGAGGCAGTCACAGTATAGCTCAACTATCGGACCTTTGTTTAAGTTTAGAAAGATCAAGTGCTGATGGTTCTAATGATACTACAGTAAGAGTTCTTAAAAATAGATTTAGTGGGGAGACAGGCGTTGCTTGTTCAATCCGTTACTACCCAAAAACAGGAAGACTTCATGAGTGTTTAGATGATTTCAAGGAAGAGTAAAATGATAGATAGGCCTGCCTACATTGAGGATTTTATTCAAATGGTTGTTGATGCAATAGAGCAATGTGAGGATGATCCAAAACAAAAATGCACACTTCATGTTGCTGATGACAATTCTAAAAGAATAGTTGAAGACATGATAAATTCTATGGACCTATCACCTTCAGTAATAGACAGAATTTTTGTAGAGAAAGTTACAGTACATTGATATTTGATATAGAAACAGATGGTTTAATTCCCACAAAAATTCATTGTGTTGTTATAGATGGCAAAGCATATACTGATATAGATAAAGCTATAGATATATTAGGAAGGGCTAGTGAAATTGTTGGTCATAATATTATTAACTTTGATATTCCTGCCATTCAAAAATTCTATCCTTACTTCCAGCCTGTTAGTGTAGTAGACACACTTGTATTATCCAGATTAATTTTTCCAGACATGATGGATAGAGATATGGTCCGTAAAGATTTTCCTAGAAAATTAATAGGAAGACATTCTCTTGAAGCATGGGGTCATAGATTAAATTTACATAAAGGTGATTACGATGGTGGGTGGGAAACTTGCAGTCAAGAAATGATAGATTATTGTATTCAAGATGTAGCAGTTACTTCTAAATTATATGATAGATTAAAAGCAGAAAATTTCTCTGAGCAGTCAATAGAATTAGAGCATAATGTAGCAAACATTATTAAAGAACAAACTGATGTTGGTTTTGCTTTTGATACTATTAAAGCTCAACAATTAGTATCGACACTTGCCAATAGAAGAGAAGAGATCAACAAAGAATTGGCAAAGGTATTTCCTTCATGGGAAATAAGAACTCCTTTTATTCCTAAAGTAAATAATAAAACTAGAGGTTATGTTAAAGGAGTAGAAATAGATAAGGTAAAAGTTATTGAGTTTAATCCAGGTAGTAGAGACCATGTAGCTAATAGGCTACAAAAGTTAAAAGGTTGGGTACCAAAACAATTTACTCCAGATGGTAAACCTAAAGTAGACGAAACTGTTTTATCTAAATTGCCTTATCCAGAAGCAAAACTATTAAGTGAATATTATATGTTACAAAAAAGATTAGGACAAATATCTGAAGGTGCTCAAGCTTGGTTACGTCATGAGATTAAAGGAAGAATACATGGACAAGTAAATACTAACGGAGCTGTAACAGGTAGGGCTACACATTTTAATCCTAACATTGCTCAATGTCCTGCTAACAATGTTCCATATGGTAAAGAGTGTAGGTCATTATTTATTCCTTCTAAAGGTAGAGTTATGGTGGGGATAGATTTATCTGGTTTAGAATTAAGATGCCTTGCACATTATATGTGGCCTTATGATGATGGTGCATATGGTAAAGAAATTTTAGAAGGTGATATTCATACCACTAATCAAAAAGCAGCAGGTTTATCTACAAGAGCTGAAGCTAAAACTTTTATATATGCTTTAGTGTACGGAGCAGGTGCTCTTCGTATGGGACAAATTATAGGTAAAGGAGCTAAAGAAGGAGCTGTTATAAAAAAGAAATTCTTAGATGCAACACCAGCTTTAAGTCAGCTTATTACTGCTGTTCAAAAAGGAGCTGACAAAGGATTTCTGTATGGTTTAGATAAAAGAAAAATAAAAATTAGAAGCAAGCATAGTGCTCTTAATGCTTTACTACAAAACTGTGGTGCTGTGTTGTGTAAACAATTTATTGTTGAGTTTAATAATAGTTTAATCAAACACAAATTAAGTAACAAAGCTAAACAAGTTGCATGGGTGCATGATGAAATCCAAGTTGAAAGTGATCCAGATGTAGCAGAACAAGTAGGCAAAGTTGCAGTTCAATCCATAATAGATGCCGGAAACTTTTTTAAATTTAGATGTCCATTAACAGGAGAATATCACATTGGTAAAAGCTGGGCCGAAACACACTAGACAATGGATCATATATAGAAATAAAATGTATGATGCTAAAAGAAAGAACATTCATTTTTCTTTAAAGTTTGAGGATATTGTATTCCCTACTCATTGTCCAATACTAGGTATTGAATTGGATTATGGAAAAAAGAAAACAATTAAAATGAACTCGCCAAGTTTTGAACGATTAGATTCTGACTTAGGCTACATACAATCAAATGTAATTATAGTTAGTTACAAAGCTAACTCTATGAAACGAAATGGAACTCTTAAAGAACTAGAAAAAATTGTTTCGTTTTATCAGAAACTATCCACAGGAGGAATATATGCGTGAGCTGTTAATAGACGGAGACATTGTTTTGTATCATATAGCTACGGCTTGTGAAAAAGAAATAGATTGGGGTGATGATTTATGGACCTTACATTCTGATAGTGCAGAAGCACAAGGTAAGCTTAATGATTATATGTCTTCACTTCTTAATACTTTAGACGCTGATATAATGACAGTTGCTTTATCTAGTAATAAAAATTTTAGAAAAGAAATATTTCCTGAGTACAAATTAAACAGGAAAAAAAGACGTAAGCCTTTGGCTATGAATCCTCTAAGAGATTATTTTTCTGAGAAATATTCTACAGTTGTATACGACAGGTTAGAAGCTGACGATGTGTTAGGTATTTTAGCTACAGAAAAATCTGATAATGAACGTATTATTGTTTCTATTGATAAAGATTTAAAACAAATACCAAGCAAAATTTCTATAGATAGACAAACAATAGAGACCACTTCATTAAGAGAAGCGGATCGGTGGCATTTATATCAAACATTAGTTGGTGATACTGTTGATAATTACAAAGGATGCACAGGTGTCGGCCCTGTAAAAGCAAATCAAATTCTATCTAAAGATTGTTCATGGGACACAGTTTTAGAAGCTTACGATAAAGCAGGCATATCTAAAGAAGAGGCTTTAATTCAAGCCAGATTAGCAAAAATATTAAGAGCAGAAGATTACAATAAACAAACCGGTGAAATAAAATTATGGAGGAGCAAATGACTGAAAGAGTTACAGAAAGATATAGAGATTACATGATAAGAAAAACAAAAGAAGATAAAGAAAAACAACAAGAATTATTTAAAGATGAAGAGTTTATAACAAAGCCCTCTCATTATACTAGGTATCCTATTCAACCTATTAATTTTATCATGCGAAACAGTATGGAGTTTTGGCGTGGCAATATAATTAAGTATGCCACAAGAGCTGGCTATAAAAATTATGAAGGTATGACTACTCCTGAATCTGAAATTGCAGATTTAAAAAAAGTAAGACGATATGCGGAAATGAGAATTAACCAACTAAACGGAAAGGTAGAACTGTGACTATATCAACAAGAGCATCCATTGTAACAAGAAGAACATATAATAGACCAACTAATGCAGACGGAACTGAATTTGAAAAATGGGATGATACTGTTGGTAGAGTAATAGAACATCAAAGATGGCTATGGTCCAGAAGTTGTGGACATAGAGATTTAAAACAAATCGAAGAAGATGAATTAATGATGCTAGGTCAATTAATGTTAGAAAGAAAAGCCTCAGTATCAGGAAGAACTTTATGGTTAGGTGGAACTCCTATCTCAAGAAAAAGAGAAGCTTCTCAGTTTAATTGTAGCTTTGTAGAAGTAGAAACTGTCCATGATGTAGTCGATGTGTTGTGGCTATTAATGCAAGGATGCGGTGTAGGTTTTAAAGCAAGACCTGGAACACTTAATGGTTTTGTAGCTCCTTTAAAAGTTGAGGTAGTTAGAAGCCAACGGCATACCCTTCCAAAAAAAGAAGCGAAAGGAAAACCTTTTAATTATGAAATGTATGAAGATGGTATATGGACTATTAAAATTGGAGACTCTGCTGAAAGCTGGGCGAAATCTATTGGTAAAATGCTGGCTACAAAGAATCCTGCGAAGGTATTACGTTTGGACTTTTCAGAAATTAGACCATCCGGAGAAAGACTTAAAGGATACGGATGGATTTCCTCAGGGGATGATGCAATATCTAGGGCTTTTCCAGCAATCGCTGAAATCCTCAACAAAAAAGCCGGAAGACTTCTCGACAAAATCGACATACTCGACATTGTTAATTGGTGTGGCACGATATTATCCTCTAGGCGTTCTGCTGAGATCGCATTACATGACTTCAGCACTTCCCAATGGGAAGACTTTGCAACGGCAAAGAAGGAATTTTGGGTTAATAATCCTCAGCGTAGTCAGTCTAATAATAGTCTTGTATTTTATTCTCGGCCAAGTAAAGCCGAATTGCACTACATCTTTAAACTTATGCAAGAGTCAGGAGGATCAGAACCTGGATTTATTAATGGAGAAACAGCACAGAAAAGAGCTGAATGGTGGAAAGGTGTTAATCCTTGTGCCGAGATTTCCTTAGGTAATAAAAACTTTTGTAATTTAGTAGAGATAGATTTACAGAAGTTTAATGGTAATTTTGAAGGTTTACTAAAAGCTGTCTATATTATTTCAAGAGCTAATTACAGACAAACTTGTGTTAATCTTGATGATGGTATCTTGCAAAGAAGCTGGCATGAACTTAATGAATTTCTTAGGTTATGTGGTGTAGGTCTTACAGGAATTGTAGGATGGGAGCATTTAATGAATGATGAAAAACTACAGCAAGTTAGAGGAGCAGCTTACAATGGTGCACATAGTATGGCAGATGAACTAGGTTTACCAAGATCACAAGCTGTTACTACAGTAAAACCTTCTGGCACTTTATCTAAAATAATGGATACGACTGAAGGTGTTCATAAACCATTAGGTAAATATATATTTAACAATATAAACTTTTCTAAACACGATCCTTTAACAGCTATGTTAAGGCAAGCAGGATATAAAGTCTTTGACAATCCTTCTGATCCTGATGCTACTCTTGTTTGTTTTCCTGTAAAATATGACAATGTAGAATTTGATGATGTTGATGGTAAAGAAGTTAATAAAGAAACAGCTATAGACCAGCTTGAAAGATACAAATGGATAATGAATAACTATGTTGATAAGCATAATTGTTCTATTACTATATCTTATAGTTCAAATGAAGTTGATGATATTATAGATTGGATACTTAATAATTGGGATATATATGTTGGTGTGTCTTTTATATATAGAAACGATCCAACTAAAACTGCTAAAGATTTAGGTTATTTATATTTACCACAAGAAGTAGTTACTAAAGAAGATTATGATAGCTACGTTAAAACTTTAAAATCAATAGAAATAGACGAGGGTAATTCTTTAGAAGAATTGATGGATGAAGAGTGTTTAACAGGTGCTTGTCCTGTCCGGTAGACCTCGTTAAGAAGGGTTAGAATGGCTAATAATAACGAAGATACGCAATTACCATATACAGTAGAAGGGTTAGTAGAGCTTTTAGAGAAGACTTATCCTAACAAATCTCCCTCTTTAACAGATACTGATAGGGAAATTTGGTACAAAGCCGGTCAATCCTCAGTAGTTTTATGGTTAAATGAGCTTTTAGATCGCTCAAAAAATTAATAACGGAGAAATAAATATGTGTATAGGTTCAGCAAAAGCAGCTCCTCCTCCTCCTCCTGCTCAAATAGTAGAAAAGAAAGCTCCTAAATTAGTAGCTAGTGATACAGAAACTGTAGAAGCAAGAAGAAGAAGAGGCAAAAAAACTCTTGTTACTGATACAGGAGTAAATACGTCTGGTTCAGGCTCAGGCTTAAATATACCTGTATAATATATGATGAATCCTGCTGAAACAGTTGCAGCTCGATACAACCGAATGTCCGATGATAAAAAACATTATCTTGATAGGGCTAGGGAGTGTAGTGAGCTTACTATTCCTTCATTAATACCTACAGAAGGTTTTAGTTCTTCTAGTAAATTATATCAACCTTATCAATCTATTGGTGCAAGAGGTGTAAATAATTTAGCTTCAAAGCTATTACTTTTATTACTCCCACCTAATCAACCTTTCTTTAGATTATCTTTAGCTCCTAGTGCAGAACAAGACGCTATGCAAGCAGAAGGTATGAAAGCAGAAATTGAAGAAGCTTTAGCTCAATATGAAAGAAATGTTTTAAGAGAAATAGAAAACAAATCTATGAGGCCTCACTTATGGCAAGCTTTAAAACATTTAATTGTAGGTGGTAATGTAGTATTGCATCAACCTAAAAATGGTGCAGTTAAAATATATAACTTAAACCAATTTGTATGTAGACGAGGACCAGACGGAGAACTATTAGAACTTATTATAAAAGAAACTATAGATCATGCTTCGTTACCAGATGAATTAAGAGAAATTATTAAAGAAGATAATAGTACATATAAAGAGTGTGATATTTACACACGAGTATATTTAGAAGGTGCTAAGTATTATGTGTACCAAGAAGTAAAAGATATAGTAGTACCAGAGTCTCAAGGTAATTATAAAAAAGATTTACTTCCTTACTTAGCTTTAAGATTTGTGTCTATTGATGGCGAGTCTTATGGAAGAGGAATGTGTGAAGAATATCTAGGCGACCTTAAAAGTTTAGAAGGTTTAATGAGAGCTATGGTAGAAACTTCTGCTGCTTCATCTAAAGTTGTCTTTTTAGTTAGACCTAATGCTACAACAAGAAAAAGAGATTTAGCTACAGCAGAGAACGGAGCTGTTATAACAGGTAATCCTGACGATGTTCAAGTATTACAAGTTCAAAAATACCCAGATATGCAAGTCGTTATGGAAACTGTTTCTCGTATAGAAAGTAGATTAGCTTATGCTTTCTTATTAAACACATCTATTCAAAGAGATGCAGAAAGAGTTACTGCTGAAGAAATTAGATATATGGCTCAAGAACTTGAGTCTAGCTTGGGCGGTGTATATTCTATATTATCCCAAGAATTACAGTTACCGCTAGTAAACATCATAATGGAAAGATTGATGTCTAGCCGTAAGCTGCCTCGATTACCAAAGGATACAGTTACACCTGTTATCACAACCGGAGTTGAGGCTTTAGGAAGAGGTAATGACCTCAATAAACTACGAGCTTTTGTTACCGATGTGGTATCACTAGCTGGTGCAAACCCTGAGACAATGCAGCGAATTGACTTTGGAGACCTATTAACAAGACTTTCTACCGGTCATGGTATTGATAGTAAAGGCCTTGTTAAATCTGAAGAACAGCTACAAGAGGAAATGATGCAAGCTCAACAACAACAAATGCAACAAATGGCGATGCAAGCTGGAGCTGACTCTATTCCTGGAATGGCTAAAGAATATGCGAAACAAGGACAAGAAGCTGTACCTCAAGAAAGTGAGTAAACATGGCTGATGCTAAACCAACTAATCTTGGATTAGAAGATAGAATATCAACAACCAAAGAAGACATAATGAAAGGTTATAAACCTAAACCCAAACCAAAACCTAAACCAAAGAGCGATAGTGATTATCCTATATGGCCTGGAAGACATAAAGCTGAATCAGGCATAACATATATAATGGCAAAGTCTGGCAATTTAATAGAGCTAGGGAGTAATGAAGATTGGTAGATAAAGTAGAAATGCCATTAGAGGAAAAAGGAGCAGAGGCTCCGGAACCTTTAGAAGAGGAAGTTAAAGCTTCGGAAGAAAAACCAAAGTGGCTTCCAGATAAATTTAAAACACCTGAAGACATGGCTAAAGCTTATGGTGAATTAGAAAAACAGTTTACTAAAGAAAGACAAGAAACTAAAGAAACCGAAGAAACTAATTCACTTGAAATTGAAGCTAAAGAAACAGTTGAAAATGCTGGTCTTAATTTTGAAGAGTTATCAGAAAGTTATGCAAAGAATGGTGAACTTTCAGAAGCTGAGTATTCTAAATTAGAATCACAAGGTATATCTAAAGACCTTGTAGATCAATATATAGCTGGACAACAAGCAATAGCTAACAATGTTCAAAATGAAATATACAATAATGTTGGTGGTCAGGAAGCATATACTAATATGGTCCAATGGGCTACTGACAATATGTCTGAAGGAGAAATTTCTGCTTATAATCAAGCAGTAAACTCAGATAACAGAGCTAGTATAGACCTTGCAGTTCAAGGTTTGAAAGCTCGTTATGATTCTGCAAATGGTCGAGAACCATCTTTATTAGGTGGCCGAGCAACACAGAATGTAGGTGAATCATATGAAAGCTGGGCTCAAGTTACAGCTGATATGAATTTACCACAATATCAATCCGATCCTGCTTTTCGTCAAAAAGTACAAGAAAAGATAGGCAGGTCCGGAGATATATCTTAACTCATAATTACCAAGAAACTTTGCCCTCTGCGGAGGAAAACTAAGTCGTCTGAAATGAAGAGTTAAATTTTTTATTAACTTTAATTTTAAGGAGATGACGTAATGTCAAATGCAACAATCTCTGATATTGGTAAAGTGAATAATGCCTCTACCGCAGATGCTCTGTTTCTTAAAGTTTTTGCAGGAGAAGTTTTAGCTTCTTTTGAAAAAACTACAGTAACTGCTGGTAGACACATGGTTCGCTCTATCGCATCAGGCAAGTCAGCACAATTCCCTGTGATGGGCCGTTCTAGTGCTGCATACCATACTCCAGGCAATGAAATTGTCGGAACAACATTAAATCACAATGAAAAAGTAA